TCATCGTTGCAGCCTCCGAATGCCTGCGACATACCCGGCAGACTTAGACCAAGACATAATCTGCCTGCGCATACGCGTACCAACACCTAAATGCACCCATTCGGTATTGCCCTGCTCATAGATCAACTGGTCAAACCGGATACCGCTGTCGCGTATAGCCTCACAAATGTGCATCACATGTCCATAGTTTGGACATACAAAGTCAGCCGCCAAACCGTTGCTATGATCGCTAGTTTGGCTTCCACCAATAGCCTTATTTAGTGCTGCCGACCTAAAGCCGCTGCTGATAATGATTGGCCTTCCTCCCAGCAACGCCCTTACATCCTCTAGTACCGCAGCCAAACTCTTTAGATTCTCAAGCTCCTGGGCATCAGGCTTATTACTAATGCCGCGTGATTCGGCTGTAGCTGAACGCGTTAACTCAGCTAACGAAAAATTCTTTGATAACTTCATGCCTGCGCTCTCCACCATTTCCTAAATCTGCACCAGGTCAAACGTTTCTTAAGCAACATATGCCGCAGACACAGCATCGCTAAAGCTACATTCAGCGTTACTTCCGCTGTACGCCCTGTTGAGTAATCACCATGCGGGCTTAAAATGACGCCCATCGCCGCTAATGCAGCAACACCAAATAGAAAACGACACGTCGGGCCACAACTCACCCTCTGAGAGACTGCCCCCCACGCTGCCCACCCACAAATCAGCAGGCATGCAAACACATTGATATAAGCCACGTTATTTACCTCCCCAGCGACTCATGACGAACTGCCACAGATCAGCGGCGCGAATAGCTTTGATGACCGACTGAACGCCTGTACCGCCGAATAGCCCCAATAAAAACCCAATACCACCAGCATCAGCAGGGGAAACATTTAGGTAACGCGAAATCATTCCAGTTAAAAAATGGGCGATTACTGCTCCCGTGCAAGCAAACAAGACAAAATCACGTCTATTACGTAAATCGTCACGCCTAAACCAACTCGCCACTAAAGCACCAATAAAGCCGGTAACCCCCCACTGAAATGCCTCAAACTGCTCTAACAACCAAGCCCAGGCATTCAAAACTATCTCCTCATAAAAAAACCCGCATTAAGCGGGCTGTTTTTCATATTTTTTAAATGGCGTGAATCTCGCCGCAACCATGCACTTCTGGTCTGGATCAGTTCTAAATAGCTTCCAGCCCAAATACACCTCTACGCAACGCGGCCCCCACCAAAACCATTGCCACTGAAGCATCCAACCGATCTGCCCTCGATCGTTACGCGCCAACCAAAAAGAGAAGTTACCCTCGCCCTTATCCCACTTACTACCCTCATCACGGATATAAAGCAGTTTCATGCCACGCTGGTCATAGCCAAGCCAGTGCGCCACTTGATACGCAGGGTTGCGCCAAATCCAACACATCCGACACACCCAACGCACAACCGCACTGCTGTCATAGCTTTTTTGATCTAACAATGGCCGCAGCCACGAGCCCTCGTAATACCCGCCAAACCACCACTCATCAGCTGGAGCATCATGCGTAGTCATCCAGCGCCACCCCTTTGTTAGGTAATCATGCTTACCATGACGCTCCACAAACAAAGCACCCACAGGGGCTAACAACCATGCCAAGCCTTTAGCAATAAGAACCATCGCACAAAACACTGACCACTTCACTACTGACAGCAGAGTTTTTAGAAATGCAATTACGCGGATCAAGACTGCTCTCCTTTCATCCATGCTGGGGCGCTAGGGCGAGCATCAGCATCAGGAAAACCCGCAGCAGTAGGCCAGTCTCTCAGCGCTTGAATATAAGCCAGCAATTCTTCGTACTGTGCTGCACTTAAAGTTGTCTGAATGCCCTGCTCAACTTCGTCTCTATGACGATTACGCAGCCACTCAACTGACGACACCTGCGCATCACGCCATAGCCGCTCTGATGCTGCTTTAGCGTCTGCTTGCGCTTGCTCATCAAGCAGCCACGCACTATCCTGCCACTTATGAAACTGGCTGGGACGGGGTTCTGCTGTCAGCCAGTTAGGGACATCTCCCAAACCATCAAACACGTTTCCATCAGCATCAGATCCAAGCGTGTATTTCTGCCCATCAGAAGTCAGATACAGCTCTACATCCCGATTATCGGGCATGACACGCCACTCACCTTTCCCAGCTGTGCCGTAGTCCATATCCACGCGCTCTAACGCGCTTACCCATACAGCCACCCGCCCCTCTCCAGCGTCAGGAGGCGAAATAAAAACGGCCCCAAAAGGAGCCGTGGTGGTTTCTTGTTCGTACTGGAATACTCCAGATTCGTTTGTTTGATAAGTTTTCATAAAATCATTTACCTATAAAAATTGTCTACTTCACTGCAAATGCGCGGGGGCTAGGCTCAAAACAGATGGACGCATCGGAAAGGATTGAGGGAGCCTTCAGCGCATACGGTTCGGGCGCTGCGGCTGGAGTACTCCTTGACTTCAGCGGGGCATTCTTTGGCGGTACGGAGACTGTTTCTGATGTGCCTGGCGCGTCAGGGAATAGTAGCCGATCGCGAAGGGCGCTCTTTGACTCTAGTCGAGTAGCCAGATCATCTACAGAAACACGGCCAACCAGTACCGCGTTTGTGCCTAGGCTATGCATGTAGCCTAGGGAGGAAAGCTGTACTCGCTGGGCGTGTCTCGCTTGATGATCGAGCAACCCTTGATGAGTCAAAGTCGACCACATCAAGATTTCTAAATGGATGTTCTGTTGACGGCATATTATGTATCACGCCAGCAGCGTACCCCCCTGATCTAGCAGAGAAAAGAAAAGCACCGCTGCCACCGTATACGCCTCCTGGTGTACTAGAGCCTGGATCATCTCCCGCACGAGCATGCACTTGTCCTTTTATCGCCTGCATAGCATCTGCTTGAGCACTGGCTATGCCTCTTGCATTTGCAGTGTCAACGTCAGTCCCGGTAAAACGGAGGAATTGATCACGTAAATCAGGGGCACGAAAATCAGTGCTGCTGACATCACAAATCTTAAATTCTTTCGCTTTCCAAGCTGCTGCTGACACCAGCAAACCAGATGCCTGAAAACGTGCATACAACGCTGGATAGTCTGCCTTCTTGAATACACCACCTGTAGCATCAATTTGCCAAGGCAGCGGTGCTGGCGTCCAACCGTACTCCACCGACCCCACACGCGGCGACGCATAACCCGTCCAAGTCCCTATCGTCATCCATTGCATAATGCTTTGGCGGCTCAATACGTAGATGATCGGCCCCACATTACTGTCAGGAACCACATCATAAAATGGAAGCGACAGCGACTTTATGATGCTCCCTAATGCTTCGAAATATTGCGAAGCCTCAACTGTGTCCACTACACCGTTGGCCGTAACACCTGCCGATTTAAGCAAAGACTGAAAAAAAGCCAACTGGTCATTCGCCCAGTCGGCTTCGAGGTATGTGCCATCTTTCGATGTTGGGGATGTCCTATTCTTAAAACTCCCATTTGGATAACTTAGTGTTTTTGGGTTAGCTCTACCCGGGTATCTTTCATCTAAATTCAGCGCCATTTTTAATTACCTATAAATTCTGAAAACATTGCTTCGTCGTTGCCAAACTCCATCTCTGCGTCATCAAACTCGACCATAGCGTTTAGCTCAAAAAAACCACCAAATAACACCCCTTGGGGTATTTGGATCAAATTCGCATTAAATAATGCCCACCGCTCAATCTCGGTGAGATCACCCGAAAACTCTATTGAAAATCGCATATCTTCCGTATCGTTAACACGCAAGAATTTAGGGCCAACCAAAAACACCATTTCCTGAATGATGCTCTCGATAGTTGCATCTCCAGTGTTTTTCATGATTTTGGCCTTTATGGCCAGCCGGTAAAGGTCGTCTGCCATTTGCGCATCGTCTGATACCCTTGCTTCCGAAAATGACGCTTCGGTATCACCGCACTCGGCCCCATCAAGCAAGTCAAAATCAGCGGTGGCCATCGATAACTGTCCGATGAAGTCACGACTAAAAACCACTATCCGCCCGAGCACATCAAGCTGTACGCCCTGTGCCCTGTCGATGTCGTAGGAGTTACGCACGGCTACAGCAGCATCACTAATTGAACCACCCATGCGTCTAGCGATAGACAGCCAATCCATTAGCTTTGGCTTATCTCTGTACTGCGAGTATGTCCGCTTTGGTACGTTTTCAATCATGAGACACTCACATTGATATTCGCATCAAGCCAGCGACTTAACTCGTTGTAAGCAATGGCCTTATTTGCAGCCACGCCGTCAAGAGTTAGCGAGTTGACGCAGGAGTTACCATACCTACCGATAACCTGATTTATTGGCGTGTACATCGTAGAGATCGGTACAGACTCCCCAATATCAAAGCCCGTCACCTTGAATCCATCTTGCCCTGACGGCGACTCGCCAGCAGCAAACGCGATAATGGATTCTTTGATCTGTTGCTCTACATCATCCGGAAGCGTGCCGTCGTTTTTAATCTCGATAGAAACACGCACATCCACGTACAAGGGCCGACCAAATGTGATGAGCTGTTGGTGCGTGGCAATTGTTGGGGATGTCACCCACTCCTGCACTGGCGTTCCATCACCATGCAAGAGAACGCCGGGATTTTTCTTGAGGTAGATAGCCATCGCCAGATCACTATTGCTACCGCCATCAACCAAAATCGTTACTGAGTTCTTGGGCAATCCATGCGGATTCAAGTCATGATCTACCGCAGCACTGCCTGTTGGGTTGTTGTAGACCTTTACCCGACGAACGCCTTCAGTGCTAGACAAAGCCCCATACAGGGAGTCAATTTGATTACTGCCCGTTTTACCCACTTCCAAACGTCGACGGATGCGTAGGCTTGAATCGCTTTCTTTATCTGTGCCCGGCGTTGCTGGGTTTTCATTCGTTACCGCAGACACGCCAGCAATGGTCGTAATCATGCGTGTGATTGTGCGGGGTTCTGCTTGCACTGGCCCTAGGGACTGACTTCTCACTGGGACAACAACGGTTCCATCAGGCCCTACGGTGAACGTCTGGTCAATAACCCAGCGCTGGCCAGTGTCAGCGGATTCAATGATGCTTTCTGCGTAGATCACGGCTCCTGGCACTCCAGTAAACGTTACATCAACGTTCGATGGTGTGCCGGGCTTGCGGAAAGTGCCGGTAATAGACGCTACCGCGTCCTGATCAATACCAACCGCCTTTGCTGGGTCCTTGCTTGCCCATGCTCTGTAAACCACCTCATCAAGTGCCGAGAATATCTCAGCATCGTGAGCTGCTTTTAGACCATCCGGCGTTGACGGCTCAAGGTTCCAGTCAGGATCTATTTCTTTATATAGCTTCCGCTCATCCTCAAACCACTCATTTTGGGTTTTCAGCTTATAGCCGCTAGGGGTTAACTCTGCCATGCCATCACCGATGCATTAGAAAATTGAATATCCTGCTCACCGTATTTGGTCAGCACCTGTGTTTGAATTGAAAGCGACCTAGTTTCCAGATCAAACTGCATGTTGAAAGACAGCAAGCGAACAACGCCCGGCGAACGTGCGATACGATTGCGCAATAACGCTTCCACGGCATTGATGTTTTCAAACTTCCCAAGAATGTTTTGGAACCACGGCGTGCCGTCATTCACATCACGGAAATACTCGCCAAGAAAGAGCTTTAAGCGCGTCACAATCGTCTGCGCTATAGCCTCTCTCCCGCTCAAGAACATCTTTCCTCGGGTCACCAAATCGCCGTCTGAACCAAGCCTACGTACTCTCAATTTACTGGCCCTCCTGATATATGCGGCCCATTCTGTACATTAGTGTGTTTATGGTCTTTGCCGCTGATGCCACCGTAAGTGACGTTGTCCGCCACAATCGTGCCGTCCGTATTAATGATTGCGCCGTTAATATTTACGCTGCCGTCAGCAAGTAGCCTGATGTGGCCGCCATTATTTGAGATCGCTACAGCACCATCTGGCGCAATGCTGACACTCCCGACTCCATTATTAGCAATGATTTCGCCGCTAGACTTAATCCAAACATGCTGCTTTCCATCCTGTGACTGCATGCGTATACCGTCGTTGGGAAAGTCTGATATGCGGGTTGGTAGCGGCCGAAAGCCCGGTATAAAAAAAGCATCGTGCATGTCGTGGAATCGTGCCAGCGGGTTGCTGGCCACGCCCCCGGTTTGCTTCCAGCCATCCACGCAGCGCTGAGAGAACAGAATCATGCCCTCATCGCCGGGGTTGATTTGGTGGGTCACGCTGTACTGCGTGCCACCTAGAAAGAAAACCGGAACATCCGCAATAGGCGGCAAGCTGTCCGTATAGCCAGCGGCAGCCACCACTTCGATACCCACCTGAACCTGCGCGCGTTGCAGTTCAGAGTCAAATGTTAGAATGTGTCCGGGAACGCCCGTGCATACCCCTTTCGCCATTTCTCGAAAAGCTGTTTTCTGAAAACTCACGCTCATATCTTGCTGCCATAAAAAAACCGCCCGAAGGCGGCTTTGAAAAAATCGAACAAGAACAGACCTACTGTTTTGCTCGAATATCAATATCAGAGGCGTACATCTCTACAGCGTAGTACCCCTGTTCGGCACAATTAACCATCCCGCCAAGTCCTATGACAGTCTGCTTTGCGTTAGAGAAAATCCGAAGCGCATGCATTGGCTCAATGCTTGGATATCTCCCTATCACCTCATTGGGCAGCGCCGGTTTCATTTCTTTTGCATCCAAGCATGCCACGCGCCACAGATCTTTGGCATGGTTTTTAACTTCCTCTATGCTATATGTTCTCGTGACACTGGCAGCCCTCGCTGTGCTATCGGCACTCGTCGAGTTACGCTGAGCCTCACGAGACGTGTAGTATTCATGAAAATTTCTGGCATCACTTTTTGAGCGCATATACTCAATGGACTTGATGGCATCAGAGTTCAGCCTGTCATAGAGCGCTACTGAGCAGGCACCTGGAACAATAAACTCAGCAGACCCAACATCCCAGCCAACCAAGCAATTCCCAGAGTACTCATATCTGTATCCATCCATGTACTGCCAATATTGCTCAGGTAAACTATCGTGCGGCCCAGCTATCGCCAAACCAGAAACCGCAAGCAGCAAAGTCGACGCCATCAATCTATACATACTCCCCCCTTTTTTATTAACCCAGATAGTATGTTATCGCACAGATTATGCCATATGATTTTGACCAATCCTGTAGGCCCGCTTAACTCGGTCAGCTGCTTCATTCTTAGTGATTTTTCCGTCTTGGTTTCTATCAAGCTCACGATTGGCGTTATATGTATTAGGCTGAGAGTTTCGATCGATCAACACAAAATCGCCGGCTCTGCCAATGGCCGCGGGCCAGAAAACGGCCATATACATATCATCAATATTGCGAATTGTGTTCTTGTATCGGTCAAAGTACTTTTCAACCCAGCCAAGTTGCTCAATTTCCGACATGTTTGCGAGCGCGCTAGTGGACGTCCCCATGCCACGAGCAGTATCCTCCACGAACTGAATTAAACCCGTTGCGCTAGATCGTGGGTTTCTTGTATGGGATCTAAACATTCCACCCGTCTCAAAAGCCATCACTGCCATATACCAGTTCGGATCAAGACCTTGTCGCGCTGCAATCTCACGCACTTTTGCCCTAAACTCTGGAGATACTTTAGCCCCCCAGATCAATCCACCATTCGCAACTGGCAACGGCGCTTCTGACCCCGCCCTGAAACCTAGCATTCTCATATCCCATACATCACCATGTGAATCGCCTAAGTACTGGATACTAAAAACATTGTATTCACCGCTGGCCGATGCATCGCCCGCCATCTCGCCTACGTGAAGATTGCTTGTCTGGTATGTTGTGTATTCCGATTGAACGTTTATACGGTCACTAGTGGTTATTGCCGGATTAATACGGCACGTCACCTCTACGCCTATTCCACTCCCAATCCCTATAAGCTCAGGCATCCCAACCATACCTGTGTATTGGTTTACATCGAAGATTGGTGTTGTGCGCTCCTTGTTAATGCGAGTTATAACGAGTGCGCCACGCTCCTCTTTCCACGTAAATCCAAACATCCCCGCAAGGCTATCCAAGGCCTTAGGGATGTCTTTATCTGCCGTCCATCCTGCTGGGAGCTTGTCATTTCCGTCAAACTGCGACTCATCCACCACTAACGCAAGCGGCCACGAACGCGCAGCATCGTTAAGAACATCCAGCACGTGGGCGTTAGCGCCGTATGCTCCGTCCATCAGGCCACGCATTTCCGGCGTTCCGCCTCGACAAAATAGCCGAGTAATCACATCTGGGCCACGACGCTCTTTCATTACATTTGTGACTGTTCCTGCAAACAAGATATCGAAATTATCTACATACCCAGCGGAAAAGATAATGTCAGAGCGCTGGCTGATTGCTGCCGCTTTGCTTAGGTTGTAAAACTGAACCTCTGCTCTGATGAAGCTATTCTGAGGGCTGACTTCAATATCAAACACCACACGAAATTGATGTCCATCACGTCCATCAATAAACGGTTCTCCGTTAATCATGACAGACCACTTTCGTAGATACTGATTTAAACCGGTAGCCATACCAAATGATTCCCTACGCCAAGATTGTCTAAAGTCGCCTCAGCGCCCACAAAGACCAACCTACCGATGTCATCCGGCAAGTTGTATGCCTCCGTTAGCACCGCGCCTGCATTTAGTCCCATCCCAAGTGCCACTGGTGCGCCATCCCTATAGATATCAAGCACCCACAAAGGCCGTTCCTGATAGGCTAGGTAGTTCACTTTAAATTCCAGTAGATTGCCGCCCAAACGCTGCGTAAATCGCTGGTGTGCATGTGCGCTACCATTTCTTAAGGGAATCTCTATCACATCGGTACCTCCTTGATTCCATCAACTACGTTCACGTCGTACACGATTGATACACCCGGTGTGCCACCTGTCTGCTGCCCCCTGCTTGCCACAGCGGCCGCCCCTGCTTTGCATGGATCATCGTCGGCGAGTTGGTCTTGCGTTGGCTGCGTGAAATCAGAGAGTCTGCTTAACTGCACCAACTCCTGAAGCTCAGCCACAAAGATCAGCCCGTTCTCTGTCTCTGGGTCTCTGTCCCGTGATAAGCGGGTAAGCACCATGTCTTTAAGCTGGATATCTACCGCATCAACATCGAAGGGTTGGCCAGACACAAGCAGATCCATGAGCAGTTGAAGCGTGCTTGATGCGCGTGTACCCGGAGTTCCAGAAAGGAAGCCTGCCGACAATCCGGCGACAGTAGCAACCAATGGGTTACTGCGCAGAATCGTCGACAAACCGCCCGCAACTAATCCCTTCACGTCTATGGGTTTCAATGGGTTATTGCTCACCGCACCAATCATGAAATATTTCATGGGCTGGATAATGCGGTGGTCTGCCACTTTAACGCCTGACTCAACTGGGTATCGCGTCAACTCGATAGACGCCTCAAAGGTGTCTTCAAGTACAGCGTCAAACTGATACCCCGCAAGCGTTGGCGACTGCCTTGTTAGTATGCTGACAATGCTCATCTGTTCACCGAAGAGTAAAAATCCCCCAACGCCTCACGCTCTCGGCGCTCAATAACATCTACCACTCTTGAATCAATTGCACGGCCATCAATTTCGACGTGAAGATCTAGGTTATTTTTCACATCCATGCGTTGTGGCGTGAGAGGTCTATCCGCATGTTCGCGCTGTTCTTTAAGCATGATGATTTCAGGGCTAACACTTGCAGCCTCTGAGTTACTTACCTCACCACCTGCATATACAGGTTCATAGGGTTGAACAAATCCAGAAGATGGTGACTCAAAAATCTGATATTCCGGCTCATGGATATTGTTAACCTCTACGGGCATCACCCCACTGTATGGGCTCTCGCTCCTCTGGTAGCCAGGTTCGTGGTAGTTCATTTGATTCACTGGCCATGAGCCTTCCGGTAACGGCCCTAGCTGGCCATACGACTCAGGACTAGCCACTGGTAGTTCATTGTTGGATAGATAGTCCCAGCCATCACGTACCGCATCCATCGGCGTTTTTTCAAAGATATAACTCGATGGCTTGTAACCAGTTAGAGCCTCGATATCGTCTGGTTTAGTATCCCACGCCATCATCGCAGCGCCGGTTGCCATACCAATAGGGCCAGCGCGCGACACCAACCCGCCAAGCCCTTTTAGCCCAAGTTTCTGCATCAATGCACCGGTCGGTGATGCCAAAGCCCCTGACCCAATCAACATCGCCGCTTCCGGGTTGTTGCCGACAATTTCAGCCCCACGCCCCATCAGGTCGTGGTTTTTATCGAGAAACTCGCCGAACGAGTCGATAATTCCAGTGAAACCAGGAAGCACCTTTTCTGCCAGCGTGTTGCCAATTCGTTGAAATCGCGTATCCAGCTCATCTAATGCGCGGTTGTATTCCCGTGCCGACTCAACAGCCCCTTGAATGCCGTCGCCGATAAGACCAAAGGCCCTCTCAATGCGAGCGTCAAACCCGCCTGCCCCTTCTCTCAAGGAGCGCATAACCTCTGGTGAGAAACTAAATGCGTTCTGGATAAGCCGCTGCTGGTCTTTGTTTAAGCTTGGCATGACTCCAGCGAACCCGCGGATTAACTCCCCGCCATCAACGGCGTGCATTAATGAATACAATTCATCGCGCACACCAGCAAATGCCGCTTCTTCAAACGGGCCGAATGTCCCTTTTAATTTGAATTGTGCAAGCGCATCCTCAGCGGAATTAATCGCCGTTACAGCCGCACTAGCATCGCCGCCCATGGCAGCCAAAGCCCTGCCATATGCATAGATGTAGTCGGGAGACGTTTTCAGGCCTTCCGTTGCAAGTACGAACTTATCGATCCGATTGCCCGCCGCCACCGCTCCACCACCCACAGCCGCAAAAGCCCCGGTAATTGCCGCGCCAGTGAATCCGACCAAGGTGCGCATTCTGCCAAGACTAGACTCAACGTTCTTTGCGCCCTTGTCGTACTTCTCAGTATCAAGGCCAACGCCGATCAGGAAGTTTTGTAAGACCTTAGCCATGTCCTCTACCGCCTTTTAAAAGTTTCACGCCTCAAAGCCTCTTTATGGCTTCTGATGAGGTCATCTATTGACTGATTGAAGCGCTCAACATCCTCAAGGCTGTACGTTCCATCGGTTAGCTGCGCCCATGTGCATAATGGCGGGCAGACACCATTTACTCCCACGCATGGACGCATTAGGTACCAATTTACGGGGCCTGCACTGCCCGAGCCGCCTCTTTTGCGCTTGCGTCTGCCCAATAGGTAAAAAAACCCTCAAGATTCCACAACAGCGCCTTGGCTCGTAACCTGTTCCACTCCATAGCATCCGCATCAGAAAGAGAAACCTGCTGTTGCGTACCTTTTTTGTAAACACGATCAAGCATCAGATCATCAATCTTGAGCTTCACAGCATGCGGCATCGCTAGGAACATGAAAAAAATCACATCCTCATCCACCGGCTTATTTGGCGCGCCCGCGCTCAAACGCTGAACAAGCGGCTGCGTTAGTATGCTGAGCAATTCGTCTTGCGCTACTGCCGAGGCGCGGGCCACGTTATAAGCGCCGCCCTTTAAGGTGAAAGATTTAACGGTCTCGCTCATTAGCCGCCTCGCAACGTATTAAATTTGTTGAACTCCATGATGAACACATCATCAGAAATGGATGAACCGCCGCCACGATTGATAGCACCATCATTCACAATTGCCCCTTCTGAGCCAACGGAGTTTTCTAGCGTGCCAATCACTGTGCGTGTGTATGTGATGTTTGCGTTGCTGTTGAACAGCCCTTGCATATAAGCAGCATCAGCACCGCCCGGATTGATGTTTAAGGTGACACGGCGACCGGGGTTAATGCGATCGAGACGAACCGCATTGCCCCCCTGTCCACGCCGGATAGTTGATGTTTGGTCAATGGGCTCTTCTGCGATGGGGTTTTCAGCCTCCCCCCAGTCGGTAATCTCTCGGCCGTTAACTGTAACAACCGTGTTTTCAGTAGTGATACTTGCTAATGACATTACGTGATCCTTTTGTTAGTAGATATCAACATCCACGATTGCTTTATGTATGGCACCGGCACGAAACAGTCGCATACGAATTGGTGCCGCCAGTCGCGCATTTCGATCTTCAGTAGAGAGGTCGAGAATATCTTCCGGCTTCGTGAGAATCTCAAACCCGATGGTGTATTTCTCTATGCCGTCATCAGGGTCAACGTAATTGCGTGGCCCCAAATAGCTGTTTGCGATGTATTGCTCACCTACCTGTCGAGCGGTAGCCAGCAACACCGCTTGCCCGCGTGGTGTCTGCTCCAGCTTTGTGGTGACATTAGCGAGTGCGTTGTACAAGCGAACGGTTAACGTATTGATGAAAGCATCCAAGTTCACAACATCATCGATGTACTCACCATAGGTTGAATGCGTCTTCGTGTTGAGCCAGCGGCCGACATCCTGACTGCCTTGCATCTCTACAATGACGTAAAACGGCGCATTCTTTGCTTCCATCGCTGCGATCTCTGAGCCTTTCAGATCCTCTGCCACAACGCCCGGAGACTTCTTAAACTCGCCTGTAATCGTCGAGCGCTCTGCCGAGTAATTCACTGCTGCAAAATGCTTGGCTAGATACGCGCCGGAATAGCTATTGCTGCTGTGCGCTGGGGTGAAAACGTGTCGATGCCCTAAGAGGTTCAACTCACTAGCGATATCATCCGTTTTATTCTGGTCTCGGATGTCGGTAGTGGACGCACCAACCTGACTGTTAATGAACATGCTGGCATTCTGTTCGCACCAGTCGGCAACAGCCTTTACGTCGCCCACATCCGCAAGGACAGAAGCGGTAAACATGCTCCAATACCACCAGTACGCATCACGCGCCTTGTTCAATGTTTCCGTGATCGCCGCATCTTCGCCTGTCATCCAGATTGTGACCTCGCGCATTTTTGGGGTACCGCCAAGCCATGCGGCGGCAGCTTTATACGTCTCGGTGGATTCCGGGAAATCTGCGGCCACTTCCTGTGCGGTGAAATACGTCTTGCGTGTATCCGCCACATGCTGCCCCGCCAAAACATCAGCAGGTGCAGCGAAAACAGTAGCAGAGGCAAAGTTTGCAAAGCCTAAACCAGCCGGGCTGATTCTGGCGTTTACTTGAATAATTCGGTCAGCTGGATAGCTCATAATTAGTTCCTATCAAAAATTAGGCCCTGACGGTCACGGTTTGCAGTTCGCCGCCATCCTCGCTCTGTGCGGTGCCGGAAACTTCCATGATTCGGTTGATGTTGTACTTACTAGAAACTTGCATTCGTAGATAGATTTCTACTCGCGCTCGTTCTTCGTAGTTGTTCGATTGCAGCGCCGTTAAATCCAGCACTGGGCCGGTAGACATGATGTTGATGCCCGCCTTGTATAGCGGCCATACAATGTCATCGCGCTTGTCCAGTTGCAGCAGGTTGGCTGCGTATTCCTTTGCCCCGTCTCGATAAAACTCGACTGTGCAAGTCACCTCTTGCTGGCTACGGACCGTGTGTTCAAAGGTTTCTTGGTCAGGCAGTAGGCGCACGTCTTTAAACGCCATACCCCGCTCACGTATGCCCGTGCTGGTATGAATAGATGCGTAGCTCCCCTTTGGAGCTTTGTGATTATCGGCAGCAGGAATAATCACAGGGACGCAAGAAGCCTTAGCTACTGCGGTATGAAGTAGCTTGTACAGTTCAATGTTCGTCATATCACTGGTCGTCGTAACGACTCACTATGAGTTTGGCGTAGGTGCGCCATGGCCGGATGTCTGAATCAATGATTTCCCATCGTTGGCCCAGCATTTCAATATCGTGGCTGAGCTTCAACTTTTCCAAGTCGCCCGAGTTGATGTAGACCTTGCGCGAGTCAAGTATCCGTTTACCTGCACGAAGTAGGTTTTCGAGCTCACGATCTCGCAGCGGCTGAATCGTTGCTGTGTAGGTTTCATCAATCGGCGTTCCAGGCACCCAGATACCGAATTCGTCACGATGTTCTTCGGTGAATGCCTTGACCGTCACCGACGGCGATGCGAACACATCATCAATGTGACCACCCATATCTAACGGCCCACTCATACACCCTCCTGCGGTTTTTTTCGTACCACGGTTGATGTGACAGAGTTGCGCATATTGCCCGTATCAATTAACGGACTACTGGACCCTTTTCGCTTGATAGTGGCAGGTGTGTTTGGTGGCGTATCTAAATCGTCGATATACTGCTTAATCGCACTCTCTGCCTCTTGGCCTGCTCGCGACATGACTTGTTTTGCGTCCAGCCCCTCAGCGATACCCTCTTGAATGGTTTCCAATATTTCTTTGGCCCCCGACTCAACGCCTTTATCCAGCCACGGGCGTGCGGGTATGGCGTCATTACCAAAGTGCTGGATAGCACCAAGGGTCGCGGTTGTTATGTCGCTTCCCTTTGCTTGTCCGGCCGACTCGTGAATACCTACAAGCGCATAGTGTGAGGTGCGCAGCTTATCGACTTCCTTTTTAAGTGCGGCTTGCACTTGCTGAAGCCCTTTTATATTCATGCTCATTACACTACTCTCGCCCCCATACCAGCACGCCTACGAAGCCTGTAAAACTGCTGCCCATACACGGTGTAGGTCAATGCATCGTTCCCGGCATCCATCATTGCCGCTACGCGATATGAAATGGATTCATCCCCTACCTGTTTAGCCTGCGTGTTAAGCCTTGCAATACCGCCCACGCCATTGGGTGGGTTATCGCCATAGAAAAACGTTAACCAGTGCGCAGCGTACAGATACATGCCGCGCCGCTTGAAGTTATCGCAACCAAGTGCAAATACACCCCAGCCGCTGCCACCGGTTTCCGCATCTGCCTCGCACAGCACTTCTTTGATGGTGTCATCTGACCACTTCGCTGCATCTGAGAACTGCCCATTGAAGTAGTTGCGAAAGTCGGCCACAACGTCTGGGGTGATTTGCATTACTCGTCCTTTTTGGTTTCTTCTGCGGCCACTCGCTTGCTCTGAGGCTTGCTGACCTCGTATGCCAGATAGCCAGCCTTCACAAACACACTTTCTGCAAGCTCTTTGGAATCAGCCACGGCACGTGTTTCGCCTGGTTGGATATCAATCACCTCACCCCCGACAATGTGTCGTAAAGGGTGATTAGATTTGTTGGTGATCTCTGCCATGCTTACACCCCGTCGCGGTATTGGTGGGCTTTAGGGATACGAACTTCTGTTCCGCCAGTACGCAAGATGCCGGGAATAAACCAGCTCAAGGCGCTATCTTGGTATGGCGACTGGAAGCGGAAACCCATGGGCAGATGGAACTTAGCGGTTTCTTCAGATTTGGTATAAACCATCATCCGATCAGTGCCGCCTGCACCCGCGCCTTTCAAGCTCAGTTCAGGTGTGAATTTCACTTTTCCATTGCGGCCAGATACAAGGTTCATTTCCAAGTACTGAAGCAATGTCATATTGCCGCCAAACGGTAGAATCGCGGACGACAGCAGATTACGCTGTGCAGGTGGCAACAGGATGTGTGTTGGCGCAAATGTGGTATTGGTGTTGGTGAGATACACCTCATCAATCGCTTGCTGGAAGAACGTCACTACTGCTTGCGCACCAGCCACGTCAGTAGCGCCCGCCACCAGCGCTGCAATTGTTGAGCCTGCGGCTGTTACACCAATGCCTGGCATGTTAAACAAACCGCCATAACCTGCTTCTTTGTTGCCTACGTAAGCGAGCTTATTCAAGCCTTGCTCAGCAATGCGCATCGACGCCTTAGCCTTGTCCGCGCTCAAGTTGATATTGAGCATGCGAGCTTGGTTGATTTCTTCCAAACTAAAACCGTAGCCCAATGCAGCGGTTTGCACCGGATGCGTACCCAGCTTGTAGCCAACGTCCGCGCGATTAATGTCGTTGGAGTTGGGTCCAACAAAGGCCAACTCGCCACGCGCATCAACAGAGGCTACGGCAACGATAGGCGCCCATTCAGGAGCAGAGCTATCTACAGGGATCAGCTCAGAATATGTGACATCGGGGTACTTGGTCTCGTAGACCTTGGGTTCAATGTGTGTACGCTGGCTAATCAGAAACGACATTGCCGATTCTGGGCTGGCGTCAAATGTATTACGCTTCATAACATTCGTCCTTACTTCAGTTCAATTTCAGAGATTTCACCCGGTGCCGCTGTGCGTACAAAACTAGCGCCAGCCAAGGCCACGTTGTCTGTTGATGTCGACACCAGCTCACCGGTAGCGGGCACAACATAAACTTGCGCACCATTTGCAGACCCGTCAGATACCTTCACGAGCATGCGTCCTTTTTTCAGAACGGACATTGCGCGGCTCTGTGTGTAAGCAGACACACCGTCGATATCGTTTTCCACCGCTTGGGTACGCACCGTTACGCCAATCAATGCACCAGCTGTTGCCCCACCTAATACCGCTTGCTTGTCAGCGGTGCCACGGCTTACCGCAACACCAAAACCGATAGCGCCACCTTCGGCATGGAATGAATCAGCCCACCATGGAAAGTCGGTATTCAACTGGCCGTGGTAACCAATGGCGGCGTACTGCGAAAAATTGCTTTGAGTCACTGACATCGTTACTCTCCTTTCCAGTCGTTGGAAATGCGCTCCATGCGGGCCTGATAGGCAGCATCAAGCGTTGTCTGGCTATCCGATGTGCGGATGTTGGATGCATCCTGAGCCAGGTTACGTTTTTGGTCTGCGTGCACGTCTGTAGCTTCGGCTTGCTCTACAGCCATATCAAACGCAGCTTGCACGTAGGCTTCTGACTTGCCAGCCCAGTCCACCGACGGACGGGCCTTGGCTAATGCTGCACGCTGGATCTCTACTGGATTGAGGGAGTCGCACGTTACATCTGGCGCTACCTTGCCCGCCTTTGTCTGCGCATCAATCACAGCAGCAACACGGGCGTTTACTACATCGTCAGACGCCTCGGCCTTGAGTGCAGTAATTTGCTCTGCTTGCCCATCAATCGTTGCCTGACGCTTATCTAGCTCAGCACCTGAGTCAGTGATTTGTTTTTGCAGACGGTCGATGTAGTCCGATACGAGCGCGGCAGTGGCCTCGTCTTGGATTTCCACCGAGCGACCGCTATCGAGCGTAATCTTGCTCATAGTGTTTCCTTTTGCTTGGTTATCAAAAATTCGGGCTTGCCGCCCTGCTCGTGCCGCCCCTGCGGGCAAAAGTGCGACGTGGTTAATGCGAATACCACGCTGCACATAGTCGTAACTCACACCATCGGTTGTGATTCCCGGTGAATGCTCATACTCCGCCGTGTAGCCAGCCGAGAGTTCTACAAAGCCCCGCTCCTCCGCCATCTTGATAGCATCGGCGTCTTTGATGATTAGGTTGGCCGTAACAAAATCGCCATCCCGCACACCTGCACCTTTAATCAATCCAACTGAGGTGGCTTTATAGTTTTGGGCGTTAACTAGCTCGTTAGGGTGCAAAACGGTAATGTCTGCACCGTCAAACGAAGCAAGGCTATCTACGCTAAAAACTTCCTCTGGTGGTCGGTACACGGTGACTACAGCGTTAGGGTCACCATCCAGCCCTAGTTCTCGCCGTAGGTACTGCTGTGTACCTGTTTTCGATGCGCGTCCGGGGACCAACAAAAAGCCCGCATCTGTGTAAGTGCGGGCTGTGGTCTTAAACGTTGCTTTGTCTTGTATAAAAATCTTGTTCATGCGGCTTTGCTCTCCTGATATCGCCGAACAACAGAATTGCGGATGGGCTTGGCCCAGCACCGGCACTGGTAGTCGCTGCCGGGCTTGATCGTTTCTCCTCGTTCATTTTTAGGTGGACTATCCCATCGATAAATCCCCGGCCCATAGCCAACGTCAGCCTTCGCTACTTCTTTGTGGCTATCTCTAACGCGTTCGTCATGAGAGATCATCCACCCAAAAAACTCATAGCCTGCGTCTTGCTGACGGCGCTCAGCGAGTTCGCCATTTATCTTGGATGTTTGGTCGCGTGCGATAAAGCGTGCACGTCGCTGTGTTACGCCGTACTCGTCCTCAATCTGCTTGGCGACCTCCCGTGGCAGCAGGCCGGTGCGCATGTTGGTAAGCACAGAGTTACTGACGTTCTTCAGGTACTGCTCGGGTATCGACTTGATGAGACTTGCGTTCTGAATGGATGCCGCCTGCATGTTTGCAATAACCTCTGGCGAGTTCTGCAAAACGTCTATACCAAACCTTCGTTTCTGCTGGCGATCAATTACAGATAGTGTGCTACGCACAAACTGTGATGCCAGCTTATCGGCCAACTTACGAAACCCCGGCGACGTCCATCGCTCCCTCAAACGTTCAATGACCTCCTGAATACTCGCCCCCCAAGAGTCGCGAACATAATCAGATTGCAATGAGTGGAGTGCCGGAATTAGCTGCCCATCGATATCCTCTTTCACAGAGATCACGATGCGTTGCAGAACTTGGTTATATCGGATCTCAGAGCTTGAAGTCATCGTCATCACCTTCTTTAGGCTTATCCGTGGGCCCAAGACTCAAGTCCTCGCTAGACTCGACCTTCTCGATAACACCATTCTCGTACTGATAAACCTCATCAGCTTCGAGCCTGCGCATCACCTGAGAGCGACCCACAACACCAGCATCAAGCAAGGCAACGTCAGTTTCCGCCTCGATCTTGCGTGCCTCAGCTTCCTCTTTGCGATTTGGCTGTGCGAGGCGATTCCAGTCATAGTTATAGTCGTCTGGCATATGACCTAACGCGCTACGCACCATGATTTCATCTAACGCCGTCATCGGACGATCTAGCTGGCTTGTTTGCTGACTGCGGATGCCATCGTAGTAGTTCTTTAGATCCCCCTCGCCGGTGGCATTTAAGCCTGCGGCAGAGCGACCAAACAAGCGAGTGACCGGAATATCTGCTGCACCAGAAATCCAGACCATAAGCGTCTCAAGCACTGGCGCAATACCGGACATGTTCAGTGTCAGCCGGTCGAGCTTTTCATTACTGTCCAGTAATGCTGTATTGATGATGGACTTCATCTGATCAAAAATTGTGTAGCGCTGGATGATAGCCGCCTCTTGATCTGTAGATAGGTCCTCGCTCAACCCCTCACGGGTAATCACATCCACGTTTGCCGACTGCATTAGCTCTGCAATGCCATCTTTAGCTGATACGGTGTCCTTAATATCCTCTAGGCACCGGCGTAATTGCGAGTCACCCCACCCCTGAAGCATCGCTCTTTGCCTGCGTGGGAGCTTGGCACCGGCGAAGCGGATAAAGTGCGTCCAATGTATACGTTGGCCACCCTGATAAATCGTATAAAACTCGGGCTGCAGGTAGTTGTCGGCTAAAACATCCCATGTATTAATGTCGTGCGGAGACAGATCCCAACGATCAAATACCATTAGGCGCTGTACTTCGCCCTTCTTAATCAACTCAGGGCGAAAGGGTTTCTCGAAATCCTGATTCGTAAGCGGCAAAATAGCACCGCCACCGTACAAACGCGACCACGACAGAGCCTCGTTAACGCAGGACTGTAAATTCAGTCGGTCTTCCTCTTTGCGGATTTCATCAGCAGCTTGGCACTTGATCGTGCGCCACTCTCGCGTCATATCGTCAGCAGGAATATCGACAATCTGCCGGGCGATCCAGTTGGTTTGATACGCTGCCTCAAGCTCCTGGTACCCCAGCATGCCGCTGGCAACAAACCGGTTGTAGTCCCGTTTGCCTTTACCCATCCCCAAACCAGACATGACGTTTTGAAGGCCATCGGCAGTAGCAGCCTTGAGCTTCAGTTTTATACGAGGTTTAGTCATAATTCACAAATCCACCGTGATACCTGATCGCGGCATCGACGTATGCTGCGCGCGCGTCTTCTTTATTCAAAAAAGAGCCTAAGTGTTTATATTCTTTTCCGGTGCTAATTCTCGCCACCCACTTTCCAGTTCTTCGCTCACGAGACACCCCTTTATATCCACTGGTGTTTGATGAAAACCTACGTATATTTCTCAGATTCTCTGTGCGAGTAGCGATCCGAAGATTGCTGATTCGGTTATCTAACTTATCTAGGTTTTCGTGATCTATTTCGCTCTCTGGCCATGATCCGTAGAAAATCGCCCAAATTACCCTATGAGCTTGATGCGTCTGATTGAAGATATTCCCGCAGCGATACATGCCGTTCCGGATGGCGGTGAACGCTTCCTTACCGGCGTTCTTCGCATTCCATGACTTCCAAATACGACCAGAGTCAAACATTTCTTTGGGCCGCGCCTTCCAGTACAGCTTGCCAGTCTCAGACTCATAACAAAGCAATTGCCGCAACAGCTCCGGCGAAGGTAAAATCTTTTCACCCATTTCTGACTCCTTACAGTCGGTTGTGGTTAGGCCCGGCACGGTGTTGCAAGCACCTGTCGGGCTGTTTTGTTAAAGCATGTCGGATATAGACACCCTGGCGAGCATCCCTCGGCTTGCCGCTATGACCACGGCATCTGCAAGGTTCGGAGACTTAATATCCCGCTTCTCCAAATCCTTCTTCGACTCAACGCGCACCTTGCCTTGATTGTCGTAATCACGTAGCGGCGTCGAAAGCTCCACAGCAAGCTGCTCCAGCAATCTAGAATCAATACGACTACTATCAATGCTGATCATCTCGTCGGCACGGAACTGCTGACCTTTTGTGATCGCCAGATGAGTATTTCTGAACCGGTCAGCAAGCAACCACCAGGCCTGGGCCTTCAAATTGGCAAAAAAGTCTTTATTTTTGATTTTTGTATCGCCGTAGTTGCGATCAGGTCTTTCAACCTTTGCCCCGGCGTTGAACTTGTAATGCCTACGCCAGTTCATAGAGTTCAGGTGTGAACCAGTACCAGCGCCCACGCCTATACAGTCATATCCGATGACATCAGCATCAATCCTCTCGGCGTTCTGCTTTGACCTGGCCGCCGATTCGCGCAGCTCATCTTCCCCCCCCTTCCATTCATCGAGCAGGCAAAGAATCGACCCATCAATACCGGCATTAGCATTTTTGTCGTCGCCATCATCGGCAACGTCGTAGCCAATGCCTTTACGTCCCGTCCAATTGGCATCGATAGCCAAATGCGCATCAATGGCAGACTGTATCCACGACCGCTTAATTACTGCGCCATCATCGGAGTCATAAGGCACGCCGAGATAAATGTGCTGGTGCGCCTCTGGGTCAGCTTCTTTTAGTCGTTCAGCCTTTTTTCGAGCAGTGTCAGAAAGGAAGGGGTTTTCAGGGTAGTTGATGTGTCTAATGATGCAATCATCGCCCAGCAACTGCGGGAGCTTGGCCTGCACAAAGTCAGTCGCTAAATGTGGGTTCCAAAGAACCCATACCTCTGCCCCCGCCTCACGGATAGTCGGGTCAATAATTGACCACTGGGTCTCTGTTAGACCCTCACCTTCCTCTATCCAGCAAACATCAACGCCCTCAGTACCCTTAATATCAGACAGGTTGCGAGCAATACCGTAGAACAGGAACTCAGACCCTGTTTTTCTGTGCTTGATACTAGAGACCCCAATATCAAACTCTTCTCCCCACCCTGCTGCCTCTATCTTTTCCTTAATAACGGTATATACCGAGTCGCTAATGCGATTCTGGAACTGACGAATGCAGAGAAAACGAATGGAGTAATTGCGGGCCAAAAATGCTGCCATGCCCGCTGCATCATGAGTCTTTCCTGAAAACCTACCGCCCTTCAGTAGTTTGTATGGCTTTTTCGTCTGCCAGAATTCACGTAGATTCGGGTTGAGTTGAAACACAGATATCCCCATAGAAATCGGACAGGCTGCGTCCTTTCTGGGAAAGGCTGCCGTCAGGGTTGCTAAGCTCCAGTTTTGCAGCTTCAACAATCCCGTATGCCTCGCGCTCCATCGATACGAGCACCTTCATTGCTTCGGCTAGTTTCTTTGCGCTATCAATACGGCCTGATGTGGATGTGACGCGATTAAAGACCCGCATCAAACCATCTGGTGAATCGTCATCACTAGACAGCGCGGCTTCCAGTTGTTCCAGCAAGTCGGTGTTGTCGGTCTGGATTTCCAACTCATCCAGCAGCTTCATGGCAAGGTTGCGCGCTCTGGCAATATCCCGTCGGTGGGATACACGGACATCCGCAATAACCTGAGCATTTGCCTCGACCACCACCCTCTCAGTTGCCGCCTTTTCCGTGGCAACCTCTGTGGCAACCTCCGATTTGGCAACCAACGCATCGGCCTTGGCTTTGATCTTTGCTTGTAAGTCCCTCTCCCACCCTTGAGTTTTTGCTCTCTTTTGGATGGCGGTGTGTGAAACCCCATTTGCTGCGGCTATCTCCCGCACTGACAGTAGGCCAGCCCGGTAATCCGCTTCTATACGTTCCCAGTCTGGCGCTAGCTTCTTTTCTTCCTGCGCCATTAGCGATGCTCCAAAAAACAAAACACCAGTCGATTGCTGGGGCTAATAACCTACGTGCTGACTAATAGATGCTTCGGTGTCCGTGCGCTTACTCTTTTGGTAAAAACCACCCATACCCAGCCACATGCACTAGGCCGCGCTCATTAACTTGCTCACGCGCTTCTTGCCAGTTATTGGCTTCCACTTTCATGACGCTTGCGCCGGTATCAATAGGGAGCAAAGCTACTCTCCACATATCTAGAGGCTCATCGAGGTAAATTGCACATAGAAAAAACATAGGCCACCAAAAGAAAAGCCCGCTCAATCTCACGAAAGGCGGGCTGCTTACTCAATACCTGGAATAACTCTGTTCGCTAGTGCTCGAAACCTGTAGACGCAACTATACAGGCCTATTGTTGCAGTTCGCGTTGCAGTTAGCCACTACTTCATGTTGCAGTCTGCAACGCCAGACATAGTAAGCTGACGTTTCCGCTTCTTTGATCTGCTTTACTTGTCCTGTAGCGCATAGTTGTGTCAGTACGCGTTTCACCCCTTCCCTGATCGCATGGCGTTTTGCTAGTGGGACCTCTTTACCATTCGCTATGTGCCGAACAATCTGCGCCATCCTGAACTCTCTCCCCGGATAGCACTCCATTAGCTCGATGACCTCTTCTGCGTACTTCATCTAAACGCCTCCCAAACCTTTTCCTTAAAATCCCTTAGTGCCAACTTGTAGTAGAGAGGTGATATGCCTATGTTCCGGCTAGCCTTCTCTCCTCTGATGTGTTCTGGCAAATTCCCGTACTCCTTAATGCGTGTGTACTCTGCGTGAATGACGCGCTTTTCTTCGTGACACAGCGCTTGGTAGATTGCCTCTACCACCTTGGCTCGCTCATGATTGACGGGTATAGGCATCTGATCGTCCGCTTCTAGTTCTTGGAGCGGGAAAGCACATACCGTAGCCGCTCCCCCCATCTTCTTTGGCCCCGGATACTCGCCCTCCCAGTGCATGCGTGACCAGTTCCATATCTCGTCATCTACCCACGCTGGTATCGTCATTGCCCCTTCCTTTGAATAATTCCCTCAACCCCTGCCTTGCCCTTTCCCTCTTATTCTCCGGCTGGCGCTGCTCGTGCTCTTTACGCTTCTTTCTGATGAAATCCACATGACACGATGGGTCGCCATACATCCATTTTGGTAATGCCATTAGTCGATCTCCCGCACCGTTATGCCGTACACCTGAAGCATGAGCTTGCGCTTCATGACGTAATCTCGCGTCCTAACACCCTTCACGTCCTCGATCACCTTTTTGCCGGTTCTGGTATTCGTATAGGCAAAGTCCGCGATGTACACGCAGTTGCGCTCTGCCTTGCCATCGTCGCGGCGCTGCTTAGGGATAACTTCAAATGAAGGCTGTAGCACCAGGCCAGCAATCTCGCCAGCCTGTACTAGAAGCTTTAATTCGCCGTAGCGCTCAGCCTCGCGCATAGAGTCGAACTTATGCCCGTCTACTGTGGTTTTGCGATTGCCGTATTTACGACGCTTCATGCCGCCACCTTTGCCATTTGATGTTGACGACGAATTTCTAGCTCTAGCGACCTTTTAGCAACCTCTCCGCGACGCTTACCTACCAACTCAAGAAATGGCTTACGCTCACTAAATGGCATAGCCAAGACGTGCCGTGCCTCGCATTCGTGACGATGTTTCTCTGTTGCCTGGTGGCTCATACCTACACCCCCGCCGGAATTTCTATGCCGCGCTCTTCCGCTACCTGCTTGGCACATTTAACTGAGTAATCGCTGTAGCGCTTTGGGTTCTTTAGGATTTTTCTTACCCATTCCAAGTGGTCGCCCTGCCCGTCCATTGCTCGTTTCATGCCGCAGCCCTCCTGTGGCTACCCCAGTTAAAAATAATTGCCCTGCCGCCACCCTCTCGCAGCCGATCAATGGTTCGCTCACCTAAGTAAGTCTCAAGCTCAGGCATACCCAAGTTGCTGATGATGATCGTTGGCTTTATCTGCTCGTAACGGCCATTGATGATTTCAAAAAGGATCATCTTTTCTGTGTCGCTACCGAACTGCACACCCACCTCATCCAAGATCAGCAAGTCGGGCTTAACCAGCGCATCAATCGCCTGGCGCTCTGTCATGTCTGAGTCACGGCCATAGGTTTCCTTAACGCTGCGCACCGCACCCAGCACGGACGAAAACACGGCGGTATAGCCTTTCTGGATCACCGCATGCGCCGCAGACGTGGCTAGGTGCGTTTTGCCAGTGCCGACTGTGCCGGTCAGAATCAGACTACGGCCTGCTGCCAAACTGCTCTCAAAGTCGTTTGCGTATTCCTGAACAAGAGCCAACGCTTTAGCGGATTCTTGGCAGGTTGCACGGTAGGTTTCAAAACGACGATCAGCGAAACGTGGCGGAATAGCGGCCCTACGAAGCGCGTTGTGCATTGCTGCCTGCTTGCGGTGAGCAATCGCTGCTCGTGACGCCTCTTCAGCTTCGTCTTGCAAGCGCTGGTCGTCACACTTCCGGCATCCAGTCCAAAACTCCGTGTTGCCGAACTTGATCAGATTCGATTCATACTCGCCATGCGTATCGCAGGACTTGCGTTCAATGGTTTGGTTAGAAACTTCCATCTGCCCCTACTCCTGCGTGATAGTTTTGTTTTGCAAAGCCGCTGTGAAGCGCTTTTCCATTCGTGTTTGGTCGGCCCGCTTCTGACGGCAACCCATCCTCCCAACGGCGTTGGTTCAGGTACGTCAACGGTGCAGGTTCGTAGCCAGCCGTCCACTGCGGCGTGGTTTTCACCGAGCGAAGATGCTCCAGAATCTTGTCTGCCAGTTCATCCAGTTTTTTAGCTTTCCAAGCCTTGAGGCAACTCGCCTTAGCAACTTTGCGGCCAGTGCTTGGGTAGGTTTCCCAGAACTCTTGGAAGCGATTTCCTGTTTTCTCGGAACTCGTTTTCACACTTGATGGTTTATTGATGGTTACTGATGGTTCATTGATGGTTATATGCGGGTGCAACCCGTTGCACCCTTTAGTGTCGTCACTTGCACCCTTTGCGTCGTCGTTTGCACCCTTTTCTGTTTCAGATTGCACCCTTTTAATGGGTGCAATTTCTGCGCCCTTTATCCAATCTGGGTTTATGCGGTATTCATTGGGTTGCCCACGACCACCATTTCCAGCATTAACCAAGATCAACCAGCCGCACTCTTCCATCTTTCTCAGTTGGTATTGCACAGAACGCACAGACTGGCGTGTCTTATCAGCTAGGCTTTTCACGAACGGGAATACCTTGGTACCGTCATCATGCGCATGGTCAGCAAGAGCCAAGGCAAGTAGCATTTCACCACCGCCATTTGGGTACCGCTTAAACACGGCTGTCATTACCTCTACGCTCATACAGCCCTCACAAATATCTTTACTGGATGGCCTCTAGTAGCGCTGCTCATAGCAGGACGGTAGCCAACATGTTTAACAAGACCGCGTAAACGAGCCATACGCCCAACTGAACCCCACGCGTTAGGCGTAGGTGGCAATAGGTCAGGACGGTTCTCTTCTACGTGCATACGGAAGTTCTCAATAGCGAATCTGGTGTCTTGGCGCTTAACCCAAGTCTCAAATTCGGCCATGATCAAATCACCCCACTTAGGTGTCACAAACTCTGCGTGGCTTTTTGCCAGCGCTATGCCGTCGTCAGCTAATTGCTTGCCGGTAGGTTTGTTTGATATGATTTCAGTCATTCAAGGCCTCCAAGTTTTGAATCGCGCCCAGAGCTGTTTGCCCAGCTGCTGGGTTTTCTTTTTGGGTCATCGCGTATAAATCCATTTCTGTTACGCCGTACTCACGCTCAAATGCGCGTCTGCCTAAGCCGTGATAGCCGGTGCTGCCACGGTGATGCTCTGGGCATAGCGGTATGGTCATCAGGTTGCTATTGCGCTGCCCTGCTCCCATGCCATGGCGTAGGTGGTGTATTTCTGCTGGAGTAGCGCCAAAGCCCAAATGGCGGCACAGGATGCAACCAGCATCAGCCTGTTGGCTCATGTGAGTGCGCTCTGCTTTGGTCGTGCTGCGCTTAGGCGATCGTTTCACCCAGGCGCTGCGGCGCATCGGCTTAGTCGGCGCTTTAAAGGTGCTGTTATAGGCTTTCATCGTGACGCCTCCGGAAACTCCAGCATCACGCCACGCGCACGGAAATCAGCCTGTACGGCTTCTGCATATGCGCTTAGTTGTTTACGGCTCATAAGCGACGTAACTGGCAAATACTTCATCATCAGCAGCTTTTCTTCGTAGCTACGGCCCTTAATGATCGAGTCGTACATATCTTTGAACTCGACATCCTCAGCACGCAGAATCGGTACACCGTGATGCAGCTTGCAATAGCAGCGCCAGCCCAGTGCATCGTCCTCTGGTAGCTCTCTAGCTATCTGCCCATACCAAACATGGGTAATGTCGTTTTGCGGCAAGGTGCGGGCTTTACCGGTCTTTACGGAAATACGCAGGTAACGGTGAGCCTGATATTGGTTTCTCACCTCACCCATAAAACGCTGTAGGGACTCGTCGCTGTTAACTATTTGCATACAGGCCGCCCTGTTTATCCATTGAAGTCTCTGGACTCATGTTTTGCGCGCAAATACTCATACGCCAAGAACTCACAAGCCTCCACGCGCGCTTGGCTGAACACCATCGAATCAACAGGAACAACTTGCAAACCAATTGCTGCCAACAACTGGCAGACTCGCTCCAAGTCTTCTTTGCAGCGACTTACAGTACTCGCATCTACTCCCATGCAAGACGCTGCATGTGCCTGCGTTACCCTTGCAAGCTGGCGCAAGACCGATGCGTGAATCCGTGCGCCGTTCTTGCGTGTAGTTTCCACGCGGTCAGGCGATACTGTTTCCATATCAATCTCCTACTACTTAAAAAATGATCGCAATTACCTCTACCGAGAAACTGCTTAAACAAGCCCAAATCCTCTGCCAGAACATCACTGATCGCGTCGATGTAAGTGATGAGCTGCTCCATGCTGTGTTTGAAAGGCTTTGCATGGAGCAAGATATGCAGGAGGTCTGTGAGCCTTACTGCCCTTCTCATGAGTTGCATTAATGGGTGGTCAATCCCAGTCGGGTATATTCAGAGATTCCAGTAACTAAACTTTTCCCAAAGGAATTGACCATGAAACTGAATATCGACTCACAATCCCTCGAGTTCCCCTGCCAGGCATGCGGAAAGAAGTTGAGCCAGACCATCGGAAGGCTCAAAAAGGATCCTGATCTCACGTGTACCTGTGGAGCCGTAACCCATGTCGATAGAGCGAGTCTGAACAAGGGCATCACCCAGATCGAGAAGTCGCTGTCCGACCTCCAACGAAAACTGGGAAAAATGTTCAAGTGATGCAATTGCACTCAGGATGCTCGATGTGTCAGTCGTCAGATGCACATGGTGCTCACGCATAGCTAACCTCTTGCTTTAGTAAGGAACTACACAGATGAAACTTGATCGAAATTTGCAACGTGAAATTCTTCAAATACTGGCTAATGCATATCCCGGCCCCACTCATGATGCCTGGCAAGAAATTGAGCAAAAAGGTGATGAAGACACCATCGTCGGAAACTTGCTTTACTTGGAGGCACATGACCTGATTGAGTCTGGTCTCCGAGGCAACCACAACGGTCGTCGTGTCTTCACAGGCGAGCTCAAAATCACAGCACGTGGCCTCGACTTCCTTGAGGATGACGGTGGCCTGTCTGCTATCTTGGGGGTGGTAACGATTAAGATTCATGACGATCAACTCCGCTTAATGCTTGCTTCCCGGATACAGAGTTCTGATGCACCAGAGGAAGAAAAGCAGAAATGGCTTGGTCAACTGCGGGAAATTCCGGCCGACGCCACAAAGCATTTAGTACAGCGACTGATTGACTACGGTCTTGATCGCTGGCCTGACGTACTTGCTGCAATGAAAACACTGGTGCCATAGAGCTAATGCGCTTGAACTCACCAATCAAACCATCACAAAGAGGAATGATGAGGCTTTGTTCACTCCATCTATGAGCGATCAGAACTATTCCCTCAGGAGCAAAACCAATGAAATCTATTTCTACGCCCTTCTGTATACGCTCACGCATGACTGGACTCCTTGGGGGTGGGTTGGTTTGGGATTAGCTCGGGCCAGATTTCATGCCAGTCATTAGGGCGTAAGTCTTGTCTTGAAACCTCCCCCATTGACTCGCTTTCAACTCTTACGCACGCCTTCTCGCCAAGGACTCTGTAGCCGTAAGCCACGTTCCGCAAAAAAGGCCAAGTGGTCCCACAGCGACTAGCAAACTCAATCCGCTGCTCAAGGCTCTTGTTTAGAAGAAAGTCTTTTAGTTTTTTCATAATTCAATATTACACCGTTTGGTGAACATCAACAACACCTTTTAGGGAATTCACCAAATGGTTATTCTGTGCTGTAATTCAAAAATGGAAACTCTCGCTGAAATTCGCCGTAAAAACCTATTGGCCCTTGTTGAGGAAAACGGCCTAACGAGCGTTGCTGCTCGCGTAGGTAGATCTGCCGCACAAATTAGCGACACTATCGCGGGTCGAAAATCGTTTGGTGAAAAGGTTGCTCGTGCAATCGAGCAAAAATGGGACCCATCGAGGGAACTGGGCTGGCTCGATACTATTCATGACGTCGAGCACATCAGGTCAATCTCCAGCACCGCAAACACAACAGACATAACGATCAAACAATACGACCCAGAAGATGTGGCGGGGTCTATGGGGCATGGATTGGAGTTAAGAGACCAACCGGGTGTTATTCAAAGCTTGCGCGTCAGCAAGGACTGGCTAAATCAGAACGTTAAAAATCACTCAGGCAGCGCGAACTTATGCATCGTTACAGGTTTTGGCGACTCAATGCAGCCAATGTTTAACCCTGGCGATCCACTTCTGGTTGATCTTGGTGTTACTTGCGTAGAGTTTGACGCTGTATTCTTTTTTAGAGTGGGCACAGAGGGCTACATCAAACGATTACAGCGCATCCCTACAGAGGATGGTTTGGTTATACGCGCCATTTCTGAAAATAAGAGCGCCTATGAGGCGTTCAACATAACACCCAAAATGGACTTCCAAGTCCTAGGTCGTGTCCTCAAGGTGTGGCGTAGTCAAGAGTTTTAGCCATCCCCCACCCAGCAGTAAACCGCGCACAAGTCGTATCGCTGTGCTCTGATGTAACTAAAGTTTAGTTTGATGTGGCCTTTAAGGGGTAGAAATGGAAGAAGAAAAGGTAGAATCGCAGTTCGACAAGTATGTAAAAAGCTGGACTGAAGCGCTTAATAAGCAACTGGAAGCGGCTGGCGCGAGTCGTGAGTGCCCATTCTGCAAGACCAGTAAATGGTCTGTGGTAGGAGGCGCGGACGAGAACGGAGAGGTGATGGGGATGGGTGTCCCATTTTTTTCAGGTAATAATGTCAAAGGCTACTTCCCCGCCCTGACACTTAGTTGCGGCGGGTGCGGTTTCGTGGCCCAGCACCTACTTAAATCGAGATCAAAAGCGTGATATGGCTAACCATATACGGCTGATCGCATCTAACGAAGCGGTCATATTCGACAGGGATGACATCTCTTCACCAGCGAATGAGCCCTTGCCAATAGGTCGTGGCGGGGTTGATAATGGCAACATGGAATACGTACCACGCCCCGAACTCGACGCGAAACTTGAGGCCATCGAAGCCAGGATGGATGGGCGGCTTGCGCGCATCGAGGATGCGGTGAAACGAATTTCTGATGACAATGCAGCAACTCGCGCTGGAATTTCAAACCTGAAAACAACGACTATCGTCGTTGCTGTTAGTTCGGTTATTGCTATTCTTTTTGGCGTCGCGGCATTTAATGCAACACTGCTAAATAACATGATCGCGTCACACGGCTCGGGCAAAGAGGTCGGCGCGGCCTTAGAGCAAGCGCGATCTCAGGCAGTCAACACTCAACACATGCTAGAGCAAATCAAACAAGAGCAGCAGCAAACCACCCAATCGACCACGCCCGTCACAAAATAACACCTCGCATCATTTGCACCACCAGCCACCTTCGGGCGGATTTTTTGTGGGCTAGTCACTGCCCTTCCATTTGTATGCAAGCCCTCGGATGAGGGCTTTTTTGCGTCTGGGCCCAATTGCAACTATAAGAACATAGGGCTTGGGTGCGGTAAGTTAACAGGAAAATACCCAAAGATACCCATGGCGCATCAGATTGACGTGGCTCTCTCTATGTACTTCTTTAGACGCCTATCCACCATCTTTTCCGTCAAGTTCTCTCTGTACGTGAAGTACACTAGATCAACATTGTTTTGCTTGCAAAGTTTCGCTTTTAGCTTGTCACGTTCTTGCACCATCGCCAAGCCCTCTTCGCCACCAAAGTGCTGGATAGCCTCATAATGCTGCTTTCCCTGGTATTCCACGGCAAGGCCTAGTTCGGGGATATACACGTCAAGGCGTTGCCTGCCAATCCACGCTGGTGATGCCTCGCGCTCAACAGCATGGTTGGGAAAAAGCGTCTTGATATAATTGAAAAGCAGCGTCTCATTGACCCAGCGCTCGCCAATTTTGGCCACGCCCCTCATCCCACGAACTAAGTTTTCGGCAGTGCGCTCATCAAGATTTTGTTCAATGCCAATCTTCGTAATGTAGGCGCCATAGCGAACTTTGAATGCAGATCCGTACATTGTGTGGCAAAACGACAGTGAGGAGTTATCCCCTGTGCAAAGGTGGCAAATACTCTCCTTGAAAGAGTTGTCGGCCAACGCGCGTCCCACATGTCGGTCACGCGTACCTTCTGTGCTTACAGTAACTGCTTTTCTAAAGCACTCGCACAAAAAACAGTCCCCAGATATTTTGTTGTAGAACGTCTGCCGCCATTCGTACACACTCAGTTGTGATGGGATGAGCTTGCTCTGTACATGAGCCAGTCTGTCTCGCACCTGCTGCAGCACACTCACACTGACCCTCAAACAATTAAGCTGTATCTCTGCTTTGCTTTTGGTCTTTAGCTTTCCCTGCTTGATCTTGAAAGAGCGCAGACAGTTGGGCCCATAGCTGTATTCATCCAACACCAAAAAAGCAGGCAGATCCACCGCCACTATGTCTAGGTCAGTATCGCTCGGACCATAAAGCGTCAGTTTCAGGTATGGAAACCCCAAACTGCCGGCCTCAATGTAATCAAGCAGTGATAACGACTCGTCATAGTAATCAAACGAGAAACTGCTTCTCACCTTGCCGTTTATGACGCCATTAGCAACGGGGCTAGAGAGAAATCTCGACAGGACACAAAAGACGTCTTCGCAAACAGTAGACCCATCTCGTCGCAGCTCCTTCACACAAGCGGCAACGAACTCCTCTTCAGTAAAAGCGTAAGCAAGTCTCAAAGCCCCTTCACTCCCCTCTCCTAGATATTTATAAGCAACAAAATCTTACCACCTCTTGATGAAGTGTAGCCGCAGTCGCGGTGATCCCTTTGGCGATCTTGAGACGCTCCTTTTTCATGGGATTCACTAATTATTCACCATGTATTCACCAAAAGGTGTTGACATACCATTCACCATTTGGTGTAATAACTCTAACAACTCACCAAAGCCAGCCAAAGGGCAGCCAAACAGAGTTGCAGGCACTAGCCGAACTGTTCTTTTACAAAATGCGATCGATGAATACCGCGCCCTGTCAGTGACAAGCGATTGCGCGGCTACCTGTAATCCGTGGGGGTAGAAGTAAAACCTACGAAAAACACCTTTTACCCGGGCGGAGTGAGACCGCTTAACTGGGTACTGGGTGCGATCCTTTTGGACGCCATGATTGCGGCGGGTAGCAGTCTCCAACGGCTTCTAACAAGGCCGCTTTGGTAAGCATCAATGGTGGTGCTTACTGAAGCGAGGAAACTATGGTTTTTAGCGAACACATATACCGAGACGTTTTGGTGGCTGTTATTCAGGCGAAAGGCGCCACTGAAAGCATCACGGAGTTGATAGAGGATACGGTCGACGCAGTGATTGCCGCCGACCAGAAGCTGTCAAGAATTCATGAGGAGATTAACATCTTCCGTCAAGACCTGACGGCAAAGGCGACAGCGAAGGCAAATTAGGACTAGGGCTGCGGGTGATCTTTGCGAAAACACCATACACATGCCCACACCCACCGCAGTAAGCAATATCAAACCAAGGGTCGCCGCCCCTTGATTGCAACGCGCTTTCAGCGTGCGTGATGTAGCCAACTCCCTGTAGGTCACACGATGGGCATTTTGGCTCTGCAACATTGGTCATTTCATTTCCATCCATGCTTAGTTGTAAGTCGAAATTTCAACATAGCACGGATGGTGACAGTCGGGAACAGACCGGCACTACTACTAAAGTATGTCACTAAGCGAGGAACACATGGATAACCAGCACAAGCAAATCAAGGGCTACCGTGACTTGAGTCAAGAAGAAATCGACATGATGAACGAAGGCAAAGCGCTCGCAGTACAAGTAGGCGCTTGGATTGAGAAGCTGCAAGCAAATAGCGCACTAGATCAGCGCTGCGTAGCAACCGGCAAAACAAACCTACAGCAAGGCTTCATGTGGGCTATTCGCGGTATTGCCCAACCAACCACTTTCTAAGCCTCCCTCTAGCCCTGAATATAGGGCTTTTTTGTAGGCGCTCTGCATCGGGGGTCGGTTCCCCACTGTCTACGTAGGCTTTGTAGAGCGTCTACCAAAACCTTTAACCACCGAGAGGAACAGCTAATGAGCCTCATAAAGCACCAAATTGAACACGCGATTAAGCAGAACAAGAGAAATGCAAAATCACTGAAATCCCTATTGAACATATCAGAGCAACTAGAGGCCGAAGGCTGGAGTCCTGATATGTACAAAGAGCTAATCACGGAGCTAGAGCGCGTACAGATGTGCGTACTACATAGATCGGTGATTACTGATCTTATTGATCTGCTCGGATTGATTGATGTAAACGCCCTGCCCCGTATTTCAGAGCTAGATGATTATGGATACAAGACTGAGCCTTGCTTCTCTGACTATGAGCGTGTTCAGGCCGCCCTGCGACAAGCGTTAAATGGTTGCCCATAACCCCACCCGACTGAGGGTATCAGTCGGCACAGTTTGGCGCGTTTCAAAGTCGGTTTAGCCCCGATGTAGCTTGTCCTCTTGCGCACCTCCTTAACCCTGCTTTATGGGAATGGAGCGCGTCAAACTGTGATTAATAGGAGGTCAGCATGACTGAGCCAAAGTTTGAGATTTATATATTCACCCGCGCAGAAGGGTTTTACCCAGTTCAAATAACCAAAGAATCCTTGCTGGCGAACATCAAACATAACCCCGGCACATTGAGCGTTCAGCGAGTTGATGATGACGGCATCCATCATGTGCTTTGGACTGAATCTGCTGGGTGGGTAGATACCGAGTATGCCGAACTATTCAGGGAGCACTAATGACCAATAAGACTGTTTTGAGTGATGAATGGAAGAAAGCAATTTTAAAGAAATTTCAGGACTTTGAAATAGGCGTAATTGATGCCGTGAAAATGGCAGAGCAAGCCGTACTGCAATCCCCTGAGATACAGCGACAACGGGAAGAAGCGGAGCGTTACAGATACCTTAGAGGATACAAGGGCCATAAGGCTACAGGGGTTTTATTAAAAGGCATTCTCTTTAACGGCCAAGATCCTAACGCTCGCGTTGATGAGGTGATAGACGCCGCAATGGAGCAAAAGTCATGAGCACCTTTACATGCGACCTTGAGGGGTTCAAGCGTCAGGTGGCAGAGTTTTGCAAGGCTGCCCCCAGCGCTGAAAACCTAGACCAGCTAGAGGCTGGGTTTAAATGTGTGAGCCTGCACTACTTTGGTATACAGCCTGTTCCGGCTGCTGGATCAGCTGCGGAGATTATGGCGGTTTCATCTTTGGACTATGCCAGTAGCGTTCGGTTTAACCATGAATTAAGACTTGCAGGGGTGTTGCCATGAGCGAGTTGACTTGCCCGTACTGCAACTCCAAACAGGATTTCACTCTAGAGGATGGCTGTGTTTTCATCGGCACAAATCAACATGAATGTGATGAATGTAGAAAGTGTTTCATTTTTACAGCCGAAGCATCAGTCGACTACTACTCATATGAGGCCGCGTGCTTGAACGGCGGTGAGCACGACTGGAAGCCTACAAACTCATATCCCCGTAAGGCCACGCGGATGCAGTGCGAAACATGCGATGAATATCGTGATCCGACGCCAGAGGAAATGGCAGAAATACTTAAATTGGAGGGCGCTGTATGAGCAAGGTAACGATGCCAATAGCTACCGTGATTCTAGAACAGGATGGCACCCTGCGATGGCGGGGGGGGTAGACCTATTCGCAAAAGACCCATTGGCTCTGATTTTGGATAAAAACGGCGCAAACTTCGGAAGCGTCTTTATCACCACCGACCAAGCAGAAGCATACGCAAACGAGCGTGTGCGGGAGGCGTTAGAGAATGCCGCTCAAGTGATTCTCGGTGGTATCGGTGATGAATCGCTAGTGGCTGCACCCACAACACGCAGAAATGCAGCCAATGAGGTGCTAGCCCTAATCCCCAAGCAGTAACCACTAACAAGGAAAATCCAATGAGTGTTTTAGACGAAAGCGCAGACAGTCGTATCCGCGCGGCTCTGCTTGATGCGGACAAAAAGGGAAAGCTGGGCATAGTGGCAGCAGTGACCGGTATAGCGGGCGGTGTAAAGGAATTGCGTCGCCTTATGAATACCACCGAGCCGCTTTCTGTTATGGATCGCGGAATGTTAGGTATGCATTTAGCGTAACCCCCGCCCTTCGTAAGAGGGCCATCAAGAGTAGGTGCTTATCGCCATTGGGAGGCGACCGCTGGACGAATAGTGGTGAATCGGCAGGTTCGATTCCTGCAAGCACCTACCCTTGATGGCAGCAGTACGCGCCATCACAACGAGTCTGAACCAAGCCTTTGTTTGGTGTAGGACTTACCGTAGTAAATGCACCGTTCGCAACGGATATTGGTAAAAGCACGGGGTAGCTTCCCACGGCGGCATTCCACGTCAGCCCCACGATACGTGGCAACCCAATTCTTATCCCCACGATCTGTTGGGGGCACTCCCTTAACAGCACAGCCAGAGCCACAGCAAATGCGGCTCCGCACGGTGCTGGCTATTTACTATCCAGCGCTGAGGCGCACTAGGAATCATCATGCACAAAACATTGATAAAACTGTACGTCGAAATGCCGGACGGGATGACTGTCGAGCATTACACGGATAAAGCGCCTGTTGAGTTGGCTGATGCTATGCAACGATTATTGACGCATTGGTCACAGCACCAGCGAGTGCCTTCTGTTTTGGGCGGTTCCGGTCTGCCAGACCCCGACTTCTTTGAGGTTTCACCAAACCCCGCACATCAAAGAGCGGAAACCGTCCAAAAACAGGTGGGAGCGATCAATGTCTAAAGAAAACACACCAGCCCTTTGGCAAGAATCAACATGCAAAGCCCCAATGTGGATGTTTGGTGCGCCCGCTGGTTTTTGCGGCAGAAAAGCGCATGGCGCTCAGTTGCCACGAAGCTATTTGCAGCTCACGCGTGGGAATAGAGATTTCCCTTTTTGCTCTGGGCATGCCTGCCCTGCTCATGGCGGGCCTGAAGAAACTGAGATTCGCATTTTTCAAGATGGCTATACAGATAAAGGGCGTCCGATGTTGTGCGCGGTGATGCCAGGCTTTATCAACCTACAAGAAAGTCCCGCAGGTTTTAGCGGGAATCCAATGCAAGCCGTTGCCAACCTTCGCGCCGCTATCGCTAAGGCGACAGGAGAGCCCCGTGACTGAATCACAGAAAGAGCGTAAGGCCATAGACGGTCTACGCGAGAAGATGCTTGATGTGCTGGCCGGGAATACCCCGGCCGTTTTTATGGCTTGGAATTATGAAGTGCCACCTAAAAGCGTGCCTGTGCAGGAGTTGGCCGAGCAGTTCTTTCATGATTTGTTTGCGCATGAGGATTGTCCCGAGGCTTCGCTTATCACGGCTCTGTACGACGACTCTACACGCATCAAGATGCGGGAATACATAGAGCGATCTATCAACGATGCGGCGGCCTGCACAGTAGGCCAGATGACGCAGCAACGGCTAGACGAGGTGGCGTATGGATGCCGATAGATATCCCGATAAGTGGTGGCATATCCCCGCTGCCATCCTCGCTTTTCTGGCTGCCGGTCTAATGCCAGCAGAACCCGATCCAGAGCCAACCGACAACCAGCGATGGGCTGAAACGCACTATGAGCGAGATTATGCGATGCGCAGAACTGAGGCATCGCCCGAACCGTATTAAGGAAAAGACATGCAAGCAAACCAAACGACTGAATTGGTCACCCTACCCGACCCAGCCACCGCGCTGGAAGCGTTCACTACACCAGGCGGCTTAGACCGCCTTTTTGATGAGGTGAAGCAAAAGGTTTCCGGTGTCGTGTACGACATGAGCAAGAAAAAAGACCGCGATGCCTGCGCTAGTGCCGCGTACAAAATTGCTCGTAGTAAACAGGCAGTAGAAAAGGTCGGCGCTGATTTGGCTGCGAAGTACAAAGAAATACCGAAGCTGATTGATGCTGCTCGACGCCAAAGCAAAGAACGCTTTGATGCGCTACAGGCTGAGATTCGCAAACCACTTACAGAGTGGGAGGAAGCTGAAGCTCTGCGCGTACAAGACCATCGTGAGGCATTGGAAGCTATTCAGACCCTAGCCGCTAATCTTGATGGACGAACCGCTGAGTCGCTATCCGTTTTACTTGCATCAGCCCAAGCCGTTGAGATCAGCGAAAAATGGGAAGAGTTTGAAACAGAGGCAGCCAGAGCAAAAGATAAAGCGGTAGCCACTTTAAGCCATGCTCTTACGGCTCGTCAGCAATACGAAGCCGAACAAGCAGAACTCGCAGAACTACGCCGCAAACAGGCCGAGCAAGAGCAGAAAGATCGTGATGCCCGTATCGCTCAGGAGGCGGCAGAGAAAGCCCGTGCAGATGCCGAAGCTAAGGCACAGGCTGATCGTGACGCAGCAGCTAAGCGCGAGGCTGATGCTAAGGCCGCTGCAGAACGAGCCGAGCGCGAAAAAGCCGAGGCCATCGAACGCCAGAAACAAGCAGAAGCCCATGCTGAAGCAGAAAGACTGGCAGCAGAGCAACGCGCTAAAGATGCTGCTGAGGCTGCACGACAGGCTGAAATAAAACGCCAAGCTGACGCGCAGGCCGCAGCAGAAGCAGAACAGCGCCGCCGCGAGGCTGATAAAGCTCACAAAGCCAGCATCAACAACGCTGCATTAGCTGCTTTCATCGAAAACGGACTGTCTGAGGAATGCTCCAAGCAAGCCGTCATCTTGATCGCTAAGGGCGTTATTCCTGCGGTCGCTATTCGTTACTGAGGACATTATGAGTACAGACATTATTGAAGCGCCACAGGCACAGCTTGCCTCAGCCCCCTCAAGTGCGCCAGCCAACTCCCCCATGGGAATGATGATGGCGGCCATGCAGCAAGGTGCCAGTCTAGATCAAATCGAAAAGATGATGGACTTACAGGAGCGCTGGGATAAAGAGCAGGCCAAGAAAGCGTATGACGTGGCTTTCGCTGCTTTCAAGGCCGAAAGCATCAAGGTAATCAAAAGTGAGGACGTGAAAGACGGCCCATTGCGCGGCAAGTCCTACGCCAAGCTGCACGACTGGGTGAATGCCGTAACCCCTGCCCTATCTAAGCACGGCCTGTCATCGTCGTGGAAATTAACCAAAGACGATAAGGACTGGCTAGAGGTCACTTGCTACCTACGCCACGTTGGCGGCCACGAAGAAAGCGTAAGCATGGGCGGCCCACCCGATGTTGGTGGCGCAAAGAACGCTATTCAAGCCAGAGCAAGCGCTAAGTCATACCTTGAGCGCTACACACTGAAAGCCATTACCGGACTATCCGAGCAGGACGACGACACTGACGGCAACCCACCGAGCAACACGGATTTGCGCGATGACTGGATCAGCAAAGTAGCACAAACAGAAACACTAGAGCAGCTGGAATCCATCTGGGACAAAGGCGGCAACATCATCTATGCAACCAACAACCTTGCCGACTACAACGCCTTTAAAAAGGCCGTGACCGACAAGAAGAAAATACTTACTCAGGAGCAACCATGATTGAAGGTTTGATTATCCATACCGCCGAACAAGGCACAGCCGAATGGCTGGAGGCACGTAAAGGCGTAATTACTGGCAGCCGATTCCGTGACTGCCGTGAAAAGCTAAAAAGCGGTGCGCCGGCCAAGAAAAGCATTGATTACGCTAAAGACGTGGCGCGTGAACGCGAAGGCGGAGAACCATTGCAGGCCTTCTCTAACAGCGCCATGCGCCTCGGCACGGAGCAAGAGCCTTATGCGCGCATGCTTTACGAGCGTAAGACAGGTCACATCGTGGAAGAGGCAGGCTTTATTACTTCTGCCGATCGTCTATTTGGCGTGAGCGTGGATGGCCTTGTTGGTGACGATGGTCTTATCGAAATCAAAACTATGGTTAGCAGCGACACCCTATTCACGGCTTTCGTTGATGGCGACGTATCCAACTACCTAGACCAGTGCAACGGCGCTTTATGGCTACTCGGCCGCAAATGGATTGACCTTGTTTTGTGGGCTCACGACCTACAGAAAATGAAGATTATCCGAATTGAGCGTGACGAGGATGTTATCGAAGAACTGGAAGCCGACCTGGTGGAGTTTGAGCGTACCGTTACCCGCCATCAGACATCCCTACAACTTGCGCTAAAGGAGGCAGCATAATGGCACAAATTATCGGACTGGCAAGAATTGGCCGTGATACCGAAGTTAGATACACCCAAGATGGCACGCAAGTGGCAGGCGTATCGCTCGCGTTTAATTACGGCAGAAAAGATCCAAGCACAGGTAATAAGCCAACGCAGTGGGTAGATGGTTCACTTTGGGGACAGCGCGCAGAGTCGCTTGCGCCCTACCTCAAAAAGGGGACGAAAGTCGTTGTGACATTGGATGACCCACACATTGAAGAATTTCAGCGACAAGATGGAACGCGAGGAAGCAAGCTGGTTGGGCGAATAACTGCCATAGAGTTCGCATCACACCCTGAGAGCGCTAGCCAGCCGCAGCCATCCGCACCAGTGCAATCGCATCAACCACCCCGCCAACAACCCGCCGCCAATCCATACCAAGTCCCTGTCGATAATCTGGCAGATATGGATGACGACATTCCGTTCTAAAAGGTAGCTAAAAAACCTCTTCTTGCCGCCTCGGCATTCTTAGCAACGGAATTCGCGACTACATGCCTTAACGCTTTGAACCTAGCCTCTTTGTTTTGACCGTCCATATAGTTTCGCACCTCCCCAGCTAGCCATATTAGCTCCCCCTCGATAACCACTGCCATCATAATTCGTTCTCTATTTCCAAGGTCATACAAAGGGACTGAATTAAATGCCCTTAATCTGACTGATACTCTTTGTTCTATGAAACCCTCCCATCCAGATCTGAATTCTTCTTCTGATTTTTCCCTAATAGCCCTGACTATGCTCATAGTCTCAGCAACGAGTGAAAGAACCACCTCTTTATAGCCACTTTCTATCCTGGTTCGCTCTCTTTGCTCTTTTTCCATCTGCAGAGTTCTAGCGCTCTTTGCACTGAACCTGCTAACGAAGAACGCCATCACAATAGCGGCGATTGCCCCTATAGCCTGAAACCAGGCAGCGAGCCCATCCGCAACAATCACGACCTCTGGCCATTCCCACAGGAGTGGCACCGCAAAAAATAATGGAATGCCGATAAGCAGCAGTACTCGCCACCAGCATTCCTTCACACACCTAATGATCTGATCGGCTTTATCTTCGGTCATTTTTCTTAATACCTATCATGCAAATTAAAAACCTACGGATCTACCGTTTAGATCCATCGTGGGCGCTCGATGCTGCCCAACTCTCCGAACTATTTGAACACCATCACTTTCAACCAGGCACCAGCCAAGACCCTATATCACTCGGCTGGATCGAACCACGCGCCGGGCACGGCTTAGCCTACCAAAACGATAGCCAGATATTACTGTGCATGCGTAGTGAAAGAAAGCTACTCCCCGGCACCGTAATCAATCAGGTGGCACGCGCCAAAGCCATCGAGCTAGAAGCTGAGCAAGGCTACAAGCCCGGACGTAAGCAGATGCAGGAAATCAAAGAGCAGGTAATCACAGAATTGCTGCCTCGCGCCTTTGCGGTGCAGCGTGATACTCAGGTCTGGATTGATCCGGTAAACCGCTGGCTGTGCGTAGATACGGCCTCTGGTGCGGTGGGCGATGAAGTGATGGGTCTGTTAGCCAAGACTATTGACCCGTTCCCTGTATTGCCACTCTATACAGAGCTTTCGCCTGGTAGCGCTATGACCTCGTGGTTACTGGAAGATGAGGCGCCTGCCAACTTCACCATCGACCAAGACACAGAGCTTCGCTCTACCACCGAAAACCGCGCATTAGTGAAGTACGTGCGTCACAGCGCAGAGCCTGAAGAACTTGGCCGGCACATTCAAGCAGGCAAGCAATGTACGCGTCTGGCACTCACATGGGACGACCGCATTAGCTTTGTTTTGACCGACGGCTTAGAGCTGAAACGCATCACCTTGCTAGACATTATCAAAGAGCAAGAAACGTCCATTTCCGGCAATGATGACGAGATTTTCAACTCGGAAATGGCACTCATCACGCGAGAGCTTAGCCGTCTGCTTGCTGATTTGCTAGATGCGCTGGGAGGCGAAAAGCGTGTGGCCTAAAAAGCTCAAGTGGTGGTCAGTGCTAGCCATCGTTGCGGCATTCGCAGCTGCTTGTGCACTGGCCTATTTCAATGAGGTAGTGAAGCGTGGTGGCTTATGAGCGAACCCGAAAAGAAAAAAGTACTAAACGGATATAAACCTAAGCCCCGCATTCAGCATATTGAGCCGGGGCAGTTTTTTAAGCTAACAGAGGACGACGGCGGCCACATATTACAGATGCTAAGGCGCTGCGACTCCTACTGTTATCACTCAACTGGAAAAATCGCACTCGGTACCGAAATTTCACCATTCCGTATGGCCTACGGTGACGAAGATGGCGGTACCGGGGGGTGGAGAGTCAGGCGTGAAAGTTAAAAAATGGCACCTATGGGTGTTCACCGCTTTATTCATAGTCGTGGTTATCGGGCTGGTTATTCCAGCCCTTATTTTTGGAATCTGGAAAGTATCATGAAGAGAAAAAGAAAGGCCGCTGCCGCTGCCCCTACCTTATCCGCACTTGAACGATACAACCTGCAGCGTGCACAAGAAGCCCAAACAGCACATGGCGGGAAGCCCGTGCAAACAATCAGCACACGCGCTAGATACAACGAGCACAGAGAAAGCAAATACATCAACTAGCCTTCGACGCTACTCAGAGGGAGCTATTCACATGAAAGCACGAAAGCCATGGGCGGCCAGCGAGCTTGATGCCTTGGATCGTCTCTACCCTGACTTCACAGCCAAAACAATAGCCGAACAGCTTGGGCGACCCATATCAAGCATCTACAGGATGGCCGAGATAAGAGGCCTGCAAAAATCGGCTGAGTTTTTCGCAAGCCCCGCCAGTGGTCGGCTTGATGGCGTTCGCGGTGAGTCCGGACGCTTCAAAACGGGACAAACGCCTTGGAACAAAGGTAAGTCGCACCCATCAACTGGTCGATCAGCAGAGACTCAGTTCAAAAAAGGTCAAATGGCTGGCGCTGCAATGCATAACTACGTGCCCATAGGATCCACACGCATCACTAGAGACGGGGCTCTAGAGAAAAAGATAACCGATGACCCCAATCTTGCACCGACTAGGCGCTGGGCGCCTGTTGCTCGTCTGGTATGGGAGGCCAAACACGGCCCTATACCTCCCAAGCACGTAGTGCGGTTCCTACCTGGTATGGCCACAACCGTCGAAGACGAGATAACGCACGACCGACTGGAATGCATCAGCCTCTCTGAAAACATGCGGCGCAACTCCTTGCATCGCTACCCCGAAGAAATTGCTCGCGCTATCCAGATGCGCGGAGCCCTGAATAGGAAGATCAACAATGTCCAAAAACATCAGTGACCTACGTGACGCCATGTTTAACACACTGCAATTGCTCAACGAAGGAAAGATCACTGTCGAGCAGGCCAAAGCCGCATCTGAAGTCGGGCAAGTCATCATCAACAGCGCAAAAGTTGAGGTTGACTACATCCGCGCAAACAGCGGCGGGCAATCCAACTTTATTGACTCATCAGCAGCTGCATCATTACCGACTGGAGTCACGGGCATAACACGTCACAGATTGGCAGGATGAAGACATGACACAGATACAAGCATACGAAAACATGAGCAAAGAAGCTCTGATAGAACATCACAAGCTCACACTACAGCAGCATGCAGATGATATGGACATGCTGTCTAAAGAGTTGGCCAGTCGGAAACGCGTGGCTCCAGAAGGGCAAGCAGTCGTCGAGGCTCTTAACGACTTACTGGGTGCAGCGCACCCAGCCTACATCCAAGATGAGTACCTCAGAAACAAGCTGATCAAGGCGAGGGATAAGGCGTTTAAGGCGCTGGAAAAGAATCGTCTAGACCAAAAAGAAAAGGGTGGCAGCATCGCTATTCCAACTGCCGAGAAATCCTCAGTAGTTGCCGCACAATGCACCTGCCCATCAGGCAACGGCTCACTGCGATGGCCTTGCCCTGCGCATCCACCTGAGTCCGTCAACTTGACGAAATCGTCAAATCAGCAAATAGCAAACAAGCCACCCGAAACACCACAACAGATCGTCGCGTCTTTGCGCGATTTGTCCGAGCGTATGAAGACCGTTGGCGCCAGCATGTCTTACTTCGGTGGATTCAATGGCGCTATGGCTCATCACGGAAGGGAAATGGTAGGCGCTGGTGCAATCGCTGGGGAATGGGCTGATGGTATTGAGCAGGATATCGGAGTTAATACCGCCACCCCCAATGCACGGGTTACTACAGACACAACTACACACCCGGCATAAGCCGGGTTTTTGTTGGAGATAACAATGATGGAAAATACAGATGCACCAATAGCGCAGCTAGCAACTGCAAACGACAAATAAGGGGCACGCTATGATGCTTACCCCAGCTCACCGACTTTTAATCAGACACCTTTTGGAGAAATCATTCCAATGCGTACAGCGTTCTATGGACGATTCAGCACAGACAGGCAGAGAGAGACAAGTATCTCTGACCAAAAACGAGGATGTTCCGCGCGTGCAGCTTCGCTTGGTACGTCCATCCAGATCGAGCACGGCGATGAGGGGGTAAGTGGCAGCGTTCCCGTTGCTATGCGCCCTGGTGGGAAGGCCCTACTCGCTGATGCCTTGGCTGGCCGTTTTGATCTATTGCTAGTCGAAGGGCTAGATCGCCTTTCCCGAGACATGGTGGAGCAAGAAACCATCATCCGTCGCATGGAGCATCGCGGCATACGCATTATTGGCGTTGCCGATGGCTACGACTCGGAATCTAAAACCCGTAAGCTGCATCGCGGAATGCGCGGCATTATCAACGAAGTTTACCTGGATGATTTACGCGAAAAGACGCACCGTGGTTTAGCCGGCCAAGTAAGCCGGGGCATGCATGCTGGCGGCCTATCTTACGGATACCGCTCAGTAGCAGCAGATGGTGGGCGCAAGTTGGAAATAAATGAAGAACAAGCTGAATGGGTGCGATGGGTATTTGCTCGTTATGCGGAAGGCTGGTCATGCCAGCGTATTGCCCATGAGTTGAACCGGCTGGGCATACCTAGCCTGCGTGGCGGCACTTGGGCTGTGTCTGCTATTTATGGCAACCCTGCACGCATGTCTGGTGTTCTAAACAATGAACTGTATGTCGGCCGCTATGTGTGGAACCGTAGCCAATGGGTGAAAGACCCAGACACAGGCAAACGCACCCGCATAGATCGTCCCCAGGACGAGTGGTCCGTCACGGAAATGCCCCACCTTCGTATAGTTGGTGATGGCGACTGGGCAGCTGCTCGCGCCAGAATGTCACGGCGAGACAAGAGGCAACAAGGAGGGAGAAAGCCCACACTACTCGGAGGCATACTACGCTGCGCTAACTGCGGCGGTCCTGTGGTGGCTGTATCTCAATATCAATATGGTTGCTCAGCCAAGAAAGATAGAGGGACTTGTTCAGGAGTGCTTGTGCCGCGTGAGGATACCGATGCACGCATGGTTGATATCATCCGCAGCGACCTGCTATCCCCTGAGGCCTTGGCCGATATGCAGCGACAGGCAAAGGAAATTGCCAAAGTACAGCATCAAGAAGCCAAGCAGCATATTCACCAAACCAACCGCCGTATTTCTGAGCTGCAAACAGAAATAGAGCGCCTAACTGATGCACTGGTGAAAATGGGGTATTCATATGCCTTAGGTGAAAGGCTTGCCGCAACAGAGAAGGAGTTGGCTGAACTGCGCACGAAACCACATGAACCGGTGCAAGAAGTCGAACTGCAAGCGGCAATCAATGTTTATCGACAGATGCTGGAGAATTTAGATGATGCGCTGAAAGACGATACCGAGGTGGCTCGTGAGATTCTGCGTGAAATACTTGGTGCGCCCATAGTGGGGCAAGATGAGAAAGGCTTTCCGTGGGTAGAAATAAATACGTCCCCTTTGGCATGTGCCTCAGGGGACGTAGATACGTTTGGTTGCGGGAGCAGGATTTGAACCTACGACCTTCGGGTTATGAGCCCGACGAGCTACCATGCTGCTCCATCCCGCGTCTGACCAATAAAAGCCACGCACTTAAGCGAGACTTTGAAAGCGGTACCGAAAACAATTGCTGTATCGATAGACAGTATTATGGCAGTAGCCACCCATACTGTCAAGCCCTAAATACGAAATTCTATATATTATATTTAGCCCTACGGATTATCGCGCCTAAAGAGCTCCCACTCCTCTATGGTGGAGCCATCAGGTAAGGTACAAATACCTATATCACCACTACCGGTGTTTTGAATGCTGACGCTACCACCCATATCCACGCAATAGGTAGATGCTGGGTTTGCCATGCCTACCTGTCCTGTAGGTGCACACCCATACAACGCCACTAGCACTGCTATACAGACTGCTTTATACAT